CACATCCGGGCCTTCACATCGCGCCGCATCTTGTCGCCGCAAGCCTTGGCACCGATCAGCGAAGCATCGAACGGCAGGCGGGTTATGTCCCACTTGCCATTCTGCCTGATGCCAAGGTTCGGCTGAACTTCTGCGTGCGTCAGGATGGTCTTGTCGGTGACAGGGATTTTGTAGAATGAGGCAAGGTGCGCAATCACCTCCATGCCCCGCGCCCACTGTGTTTCTGTCAGCGGGAACTTGCCGGGATTGAACGGACTTTCGATAGCGCCCGCCATCGACGCAAACGAGACACCGATCGATCCGGTGTTGCAGCCGCGAGTGTGGGCAGCATAGTCATCGTCGGCGGTGTTGACGTTGTCGGCAATCGTGTGATCACCGCGCACGACATTGCCGGTGCCTTCGGTGATGAAGTGGTAATGCTCCTTGTCGAGATCAGACGCCCTATACGCGCCGGCAGACCAGTGCACAATAATGCGCGCCATCTTAACCGGCTGGAGCCATTCCAGCGGAAGCTTGTAAGTCATAGCGATGTCCTGATTGTGGTTATGGGTGCCGGGTTGCGGCTTCTTAGGTTGCGCTCCGCCACAACGCTGACTATTGTCGCAGAAGTTGTCTAAGGGGGGGCACAGAATGAATAATGAAAGTTGTCCGTGCTGCGGGTCGGCTGGCACGACACACTTGTTTCAACGTCGCCTGGATGTCTCAGGGGACAGTGTGGAAATGTGTATTTGCTCCAATTGCACAGCCATCACGAACAGAACCAATCTGCAGAAAGAACAGAGCGACTCGAGCGAAGCGCGACAGGTGCAAATCGACAGCGCAGACGGTTTCTACAGCCAGAAGATCGATGAACTCAGGCTGCACCAGAACAGAGAGAACATCTCGTTCCTGAATTATCTTGTTGGCGGCCTCGTCAAAGGCGAAACGATAGTCGACCTTGGGGCTGGTGAAGGATATCTGGCGGCGGCGGCCTGCTCGTTTTACGACACAGCGTGGGCCGTAGACATCAACGTTGACCTTCTGAACACAACCATTCCTCAGTTTGGCATGGGCGACAAGGTGAAGGTTGCCGGTTCGCTCGATGATGTTCCCGGCGAGGTCGACGCAGTTTTCATGTGGCATACGCTGGAGCACATTCCACAAGCTCATGAACTCGGCCAAGCGGTTGCCGGTAAATTGAAAGAGGATGGTCTATTCGTCTGGCAGGTTCCCGCCTACCGAGATCCCTACGTCGTGTTTTCCCACTACACATTCTTCAACGATTACGCGGCGAGGGTCTTCACCGAATCCATCGGACTCGAAGTCGTCAATGTTTTCCACGACGAGGCGCTTCAGTTCCTCACCGTGGTAAGTAAAAAGCCAAAAAAGGTTGAAGCGGTCCAAGAGATTGCTGCGCCCGTAAAAACATCATTCTGGAAGCGCATAGCGGTCAGATCGTAACGATGATCTCGGCACGACCATCTTCGAGAATGCGTTTGACGCGTCCAACAGCCCCGGCGTCAAGCGCAGATGACCTTGAAACGGAAATGGCTGCCCCGACTATCCCGCCATCCCTCCCGCGCATCGGTACTATCCACTGCCCGACCAATGCGCCGCGGACGTTTACAGGCGCCTTGCCGCAGTATGCAATTCTGTCCCATTTCTGCCGCTCTGCCTCAAGTGCTGCTTCATACGCAGCAACTGCTTTCCGATAGGGTGGCAGGTGCTTTCTTTCCCATTTTTTTCGGTGCTTTTTCACTTCGGCGTCGTAGATTTTCAAGGCCAGATTATGGGTATTTACGGCCTTCATCGCATCTATTGACCTCATACGAGCGAAATTGGGCTGCTTCGGAATAGATAAATCCAATTCCTCAAATACAGGCTCTGCCGGCGGCTCGCCTACAGCTTTAGCCCAAGAGTCACCGCCCACAAACGAGGGATCGGTTGTTTTAACACCGAAGCTAACCGCTTCATCAAAGCGCGTTGTAATCAGGCCATCAGTGTCGAAGCCAATGATTTGCCCCTTATCGATCCTGGGCGATCCGGCCTTGAGGCGCTCATACTCTGCATAATCGGCGCCGTTTGAATTGATCGTTCCACCCGCATTGATCGACCGGCCGGTAACAGACTGGCCGTTCACTCTGAGGGCGCAAGGGATTGAACTAGACGGTGCGCCACGGGCTATTTTCGCAGAAATGGCTTCGACACCAGACGCGTCCCGTGCGGAAAAGAGTTCTGCGCCCTCTGTCAGAGAGCTTTTCTGGAAGATGAAACCGGTGTTCCCGAAAACGCGGAAGTTGCCGCCCGTGTCAGTCATGACGGCAACAGGGTGGCCACTGGCATTATTCATCTTTATGCCGTGCTGGTTGCCCAGAACGATGGCGCTTTCCACGTAGCTGCCGGCCGAAGTGTTGAGCGCGGACATCATTATTGAACCGGTTCCGGGTGCAACGCCAGCCCCGTAAACACCGTCAATGATCAAACCATCTTGGAAATAGCCACCGCCTACGCCGCCAATTTGCATGGCCGCGCCGGGGATAGGTTCATTGAAGGCGTTGATGTACACCCCGCCGGAGCCTGCACCGACGATATTGCCGTCAGAAGGCTCGACGTCAACCTCGAGGCCTACATGCTTCACGTAGTGGACGCCCGGATGAGACATCGCGATGAGGTTCTGGGCAAAAACCGTGGTGTGGTTTTTCATCGCATGGGCGAGGACCATACTGGAAACGACATCGGACGAAACGCCGTTGTTGATGGCATAGGAGAACGTTCCGCAGGCGGGAGCTACGCCGTTCAGATCGCCCTCATCAAACTGTGCGACAGTGGCCGCAAAGGCATACGTTTCGCCGTTCGGCCATATGCCGCCAACATCCTGCAAGGTGTAGGCAGTCGTTGACCCCAGCATGTATTTGACGCCGGTTTTCTGTCCGAAAACTGGCGGACAGTTTAATTCTTCAAACCCGACTGTCGGCATCTTTCAGCTCCTTGACTGTCGGCTTTTTAACGCAAAGATCGACAAGTTCATCGGACCAAAAAAGAACCGTTGGCTCGCCATCAATGTAGGCTAGGCCAACAAGTCCCGTGTGAGGGTTTTGGAATTCATCGAATGTTCTGGAGCCGCCTTTGGCAACATAACGATCAAATATGAACTTGAGCACGTTCTGGCCTCACTGGGTTCGAAGCAAAGTGATGGAGGCAACGGCGATGTTGCCCGTCGTGTACGTGCCGCCAGAGGCGATAAATTCCTGACCTGTCAAAATCAGCGTGTCCCCAACGGCAGCATCCAGCGCACCGACGCCGCTCAGATAGCTTGTCGTGGCTGTGCCGCTGATGAGCGTCAGATCATCCCCCATCGTAGTGATGGTTCCTTGACCTGGCAGTCCGTTGTTTTTGATGACCTTCGCTATTGCAGCGGCGAATTGTCCGGCTGGCGTGCCAGTCACGGAAATCTGCATCTGCGAGGAAAGGAAGTATCTACCCGCAACGGTGAAGGTGAACACAGACCCAGAAATGGTGCCAAACACACTCTGTGAGCCGGTAGCTGAAGCCCACGGCACCGCAACAGCAACGTTGTTTGTCGGAAGCGTGGTGTTTGTGGCGGCTTCAATATTCTGATAGCCGCCGATACCCGTCACAACACTAGGCTTGGGATTGACCAGCATTGCGGTATTGTTGAAAATCACAAACTCAGCCATGGCGGGGATTTCTCCGCCAGTAAGTGCAGACCCGCTCACGAGCGTAATAGGAATCGCGCCTAGACCGTTCAAGTTGAGCGTTGCCGCAGCGGAATTGGTAGCCGCAATCCGCAAAGTCACTCCCATGCCATCGATGTATGACGTCGGCACAGGAGAGAGCGTGGCAGTGCGAGCGTTGGCCGTTCCTGCTGCGACAGCATAGTTCACCTTGCCTGTCTGGATCGCGCGTGCAAGATCAAGGAGCTTGTCAACGTCAGGGGTGATCCCGCTCTGCAACAGCATGTTCCAGATGTTGCCGATCGTCCAGCCAGCAGTCCAGTTGAACAACTGCTGATCTGCCTCGCCGCACGGATAGCCGCTCTCAAGCTCAGAAGCCAGAGGACCGCGCGTGTTGTTATCGAGGCTGTTCCATGGAACAACACCGTCAGTGTAAAAAGCCATGTGACTTTTCCTTTAGTTGCAGAGATATGGATCGATAGGTTCCGGGCAGAGCCACGATGAGCCGTCACAGAGACCGCCCCAACCTGCGCCGAAGCCGAAAACCTTGCCGGTCTGAAAGCTTATGTAAGGGCTGATGCCGGGCGCTAGCGGCAGAACACGGAACGCCACCGGCAGCATGATCTGCTCGAGCGTCGTCAGTGTTCTACCGGGCGACACCGCGACACGCGCGCCACCGAGGCTGGTTACTGTCGCCAAGTCACCCCAGAGATGCTGGGCGGCAGCAGATAGACTGTCGATGTCCCAGAGTTGACGGACCTGATAACGGCGCGCCAACAGGAAGCGTCGATAAACCTCGTCATCATCAAGACATATGTCGCCAGTCCCGGCCTCTTGGCAGTTCGACCAGACACCGCCTTCGCAAAGACCAACGATAGGCTGGTTCGGCGTTGTCACGCCGCACGAGAAGCCAAACACCGGGACGGGAACGCAAATGCAGTGGCATCGTGGCCACCCAAGCTGACGGCCGATTATGGTCAACTGATCGCCAACAGCATCCAGGATATCAAACTTGGACGGTATTTCGCACGTATCCAGTACGGCATCCGCGATCTGCGCCAAGTCCTGGCGGATGATGGAGAGGAGATTGGGCGATTCCCGGTATCGCGTGAGGATTCGGTCAATCCGCTCCTCAACGAAAGCGTTCTTGTCTGGGCAATCCATGTCAAACCGCCGTCACTGTGATGTTGTCGAGCGTGATCGTCGCGATCTGATTAAATGCGATAGCAAGGGGCAGAGATGCCAAAGCATCGGCAACCAGCGCGCCCTGCCCGACCGTCACTTCCACGTTTGGATAGACGCAGGAGATGATCGTGCGGATCATGTGCAGCGTGATGTCCTGTCCGTTCGCCGGCCGATTGGCACCGGTGAGCCCCGCAAACAGCGTTTGAGCAATCGCAGCGTTTGAAGGAGGCGGGCACCCGTCAGCGCCGTTTTGCTTCGAAACAGTGATGGCCAGCTTTATCGGCGTCTCAATCGGCCGCATGATGCTGATGGACCGGCAGAAGCCGTCAATCTCCGTAGATACCATCGTGTTGCCGTAGCTCGAAATGCCGGGGACGATGTATTGGCGCGCGACAGTGGCAACCTCTTGGTCATCTCCCCCGAGAGCGGCCACACTGACAGAATGGGCGCCGATACCGTTTGCATCCGTGCTGCCGGTGTCGTTGCTGTAAATCTTGGCCCACGTAACACCATCTACATTCAGGATTGCGCGGTAAAAGTCAGCATCGCGTGTGTTGGCCACGCCGGAGTTGGTAATTGCCTGTCGAAGGCTCTCGTCAGTCTCGCCCAGCACGCGGGAGATGAGCCGCAGACGTGCCAGGATATCAAGATTGATGCCCTCCGCCTGTTCCGGGTCGCGAGACTGATAAGCCTCCTCCCCGATTTCCCATGCCTGAGTGATTGCGTCTGCCCGGAGACCGTTCAGTTGGCCCATCGGTGATTGAGCCGTCTGGATAAGGCCGGGGCCAAAGGCGGCAATGTTGGCCTGCTCAAGCTCTGCCAGTATCACAGTTAGCGGCTTACGGGAAAAGCCAGTCGTGACGACGCCATAATCGGTCATACGGCAACCTCTTCCTGATATTCTGAAAGGACGTCTACGGATCGAATTATGAGCCCGCGCGAGGCCCGGTCGAATGACACCGAGAACGATGTAATTTCGGTCACGCCGTCGGTGTCGAGTATTTCAGCCTTGACCACGCTCTCGGCCAGCGCCGGGTCATATGCCTTGCCAAGAATTTCATCCAGCCACGGGACGCCTGCCGTTGTGTCTAGGAACCACTCACCTTCGAACGTGGAAAGCCGCTGGCGCACATGCTGCCCAACCGCCAGAGTATCAGTCACCATTGCGAGATTGCCATCAGCGGCAAGATACAGGTCATTGCTGGCCTGATCGATCGCCAGTCCGGTGCGAGGGGTTGTCATAGAGCCATGGCCCTCACTTTGGCAGCCAGCGCCATCAGCGCGGCGCGATTGAACAACTGGTGTCCAGTTCCAGCGGACGAGCCGTAGTTGATTTGGAGTCCATCCGAAGCAACGAGCTCCATGAACGTCGCGATGATGTCGTACAGGTTGCCTTCTGCCCCATCGATCCGGAACTTACCGTCAGGGCTTCCCTTGATGCCGAAGCTTCCATCGGCCGAGAACCGGATATGTGTGTTCTGCAGGTCGACGTTATCAAGCGGTGATTTGAGACTGTCGCCGCCGACGATTGTTGCCCGCATATCCGAAAGGCTGAACGATCGAGCATCCGAAGGGGTGCCGTCATCGTCAACATCATAGTTGTCCATGCTGCGCATCATCGGCGCGAGCATCACTCTTGTCCCGGCCGGGATGGGGAACGTTATCCCGGCATTGGCGGTGCGAGGAAGGTCGACCGGGACCTCCAGCAGCACCGGCATATCTACAGCCTTGCCATTATGGATCGGCTTGTAGAGCGGTTTCACCGTGGCTGTCTGGCCATTGTAAGAGATGATCTCGCCCGGTATCGGCCCCCACTGCGCCTCTCGTTCAGCTTGGGACTGTCTGTCAGTGACATCGCGGGAGTCGTTTGTGGTCTTGCCGAGATAGCCAGCCATTACCCACTCACTCCCTGATCCACTTTGCCACCCTTGATAGCTTCCGCCGTGATATCGACCTTGAACTCTCCATCCCGGTTATCGCCGGAATAGGTGACTTCCGAGACACGATACATGCCATCGGCCGCATTCATTTCCAGCGTCTGGCTCTTGATCTGAACGCGCCGGTTCGGCCTGATCTCCGGGTTGAGCAAGGCCGATACACGCACACCATTGTCGGTGATCGCCGGGGTGCCGATCATGCCTGTTTCCGGGGTCAGCAGAACAACGCCACCGATGTAGCCGTCACCCGGCACAATCTCGAGCGCTTCATTCTGCAGCGACCAATAGAACTTGTTGCTTCGGCCGATGGTGTCCAGTTCCCGCCGGCACGAGCCGCACATCGAGTACGGGCGCTTGGTCTCTTTCGGCATGTTATCGGGGAACTTCCATTCGCCGCGATCAATACCTTCCTTTGCCATCTGCTTGTAAATCTCTTCGATGACATCCTTCGTGGGAGTGCCCTTGGGGAACGTCTTCGAGATATTGGACCGCAGGAGCGCTTTCTGCCCGTCGCCGCAGGAAATGATGGTCACGATGTCAGCGCCATCTCTCTGATGCTCTACATCGCGCACATCGCCCTTGAAGATCACGCCGACATTGCCGGAATCACCGGGCGGGATATACCCAGCCTTGAGAGTGATCTTGTCGAACTCCTTGCCCATCGAATTGCGATGGCTTTCCGTCAGGTTCCAGATCGATATCCGGGCCGTGTTGGACTTGGAACTGATCCCCTTCGTGATCTGAAAGTCGATCTTGATTTCGTGAAGCGCGACACCGCCGGGGTTCAACGTTAGGCCGCCCGAGAAAACAGCGCTTACTTTTCTCAAATATTGCAGCATATCAAGCGCTCACGAGTGCTGTTTCAACTTCATCCTGTGTGGCGTGATAGAGGCGAACATTCCCCTCTGGTAGTGCATTGCGATCAGGTACCGAGCCAGCCTTTACAGCGGCGGCGAAGATAACGCCCAATCCGAAATCGAACGGCGCCAGCAGATCAATCCCTGTCACCACCCGCCGACCGTGAAGCACTGGCCTATCGTCAAGCGACAAGTCGAAGCTCCACCGGTCATTCGTCGGGTTGTACCGCAGGCGCAACGTCACGCGCGAGCCGTTGATGATCGTGCCGAATTGCTGGTCGGCATGATCCGTGATCGTGAATATGTTCATTGCGGCCCACCAAAGACGCTCGACAGGATTGACTGGTTGGCCGGTGCGCTTACCACCCCGGCATCGCCACGCTGAACAGTACCGGTCGCCCGATCAGCAGTGACAGGGTCGCGAGAGCGTTCAGGAGATGGCGCGGCAGCCTTGGTGCTTTTCTCGCCGCCCGCCTTGCCTCGCTCGTAGTTGTCGCCATCTGGATCAGCGGCATAGGCCGTGCCGACAAGGATGGCTTCCTGCAACTCCACCCGGCAGCGCAGAATGGTAGAGAATGTTGCATCCCTCTCCGGGTCTATCCGCTTCACCAGCATGTTCTTGAAGATCGCGAGGCCAGTCACCAGCGTGAATGGCACACGGCTCTCCTGAAAGGCTACCAGAGCCCCGTATGAGGCTGTGGCGTTGGCGGTCGCGATATCGAGCGATACCCGCTTCGGCATGACCACGGCATGGTCAGTGATCTTGGACCCGGTCTCGATCGGTATTTCCGTCATCAATAGTTCAGCGACGGGGTTTTCCGTGATGATGCAATCGATCGGAACCGGTCCAATGAGGCGAGAGAAGGCAATGGCTGGCATTAGAATGCATCGTCCTTCTCAAAGCGCGAGGCACGACCAACAGCGGCCTGCCCGACAGCGCGGCCTATGGCGCCGCCCACGGCTGCATTCACGTTCTGCACACCTTGGACAGTCACGCCGCCGACCTGCACTGTCACCGACTGATCTCGGCTATCGTTGACGGTGTTGGTCACCTCTGGTGGCGCACTCGTTGCAGCCGCAGCGAGTTTGTCCATGCGAGCTTCGAACCCAGCAAAGACGTTTGCTGGAAGCTCTTTCTGCGCGGGTTCGGTGTACCCGTAAGCCGTGTCGGGCGTCTTGCTCATGGGGCGCGACGGGCGCCTGCCAAGAGCTTGATATGCCGCAGGCGCGTTCTTAGCCGCTTCCTGAGCAGCCGGGTCATTGTTTGGGATGTAACCGCCAGCGCGCGCCAGAGCGTCTTTCTGCTCCTTGCTGCCCATCCAGAGCTGCCTGCCGAGAAAACTGTACCCCTGCTTCTCCAACTCTTTCGAGACCGCGTCCTGGTAGCTTATTTCGTTGGTCAGCTTATCCAGTGCACCGCTCGCCGTCGGCGCTATAGCTCCACCCAGCGACTTCATAAAGCCGTCCCACGAACTGCTGAGCCGTTGGATGGATGCCGTCGTATCGGTCGTGAAACGCTCAAGATCACGGAATACTGTGCCGTCAACATCGCCGCTGTTCACGGCTTTCAGAAATTTATCGTAGGAATCTGCACTCGTCATCAACGACTGCATGCCGAGCTGGAATTCCTGATCGGCAAACAGGTCGACAAGCTTGGCGGTCGGGTTATCCGCCATCACTCGCCGTGAGATACGGACGTAGGCCTCGATCGCGCCCTCACCTGCCTTGACGGCCTTATCCACCTCGTCGCGGATGTTGACGCCGAAGCCGCTGAAGTTCTTTTCCGTCTCCTGGCTAAACATTTTCGAGAAGATGTTCTGCGCCTGAGTAGCAGCCTGCCCAGCCGATCCGGTGTCCTCGCGAAGGGTTTGGAGGATCGCGATGAGCTTCTGCAGACCTTCCTGCCCCGAATAGCCGAGGTTCGCAAAGGAGTTTGCCAGCGTCGGGATAGATGCCGCCATGTCCTTCAATTCAAACTGGCCAGCCTTGCCGCCAGACACCATGATGTCGAACGCCTTCTGAAGATCTCCAGCTTCGATTTTCAGAGCCGACGATGCTTTCTGCGCCGTGTTGGCGATGTCGTTGACAGCCGCGCCGGAAGCCTGAGCCGTAGCGAGAACCGACGGCAGAAACGCCATAGCCTCGTCAAGGTCCATACCGGAGGCCGTGAGCGTGTCCAAGCCGCTTACAGCTTCTTCCAAAGGCAAGGCGAAGCGCTTGGCAAGCGCCTGAACATCGTCTGATGCCTTGACCGTCTCAGCAACCGTCGCACCGGCCGTGGTGCCGATGCGGCCCATCTCACGCTCGAAGGCCGCGAAGTTCTTCACCGCGGCTGTTCCGACAGCGATGGCTCCCGTTGCCACGACTCCAGCCGCTATGCCCAGTGCGCGAACGCGCTCGGACGTCTTCTTTGCACTGCCTTCGGCGTCATCCATCCCCTGGTTGAATTTCTTGAGGTTTTCTTCGCCCTCAAGCTTGAAGCCAAGGATGTTGACGAGTTCGCCGGCAATGGTCATCGCGGGGTCCTTGGCCTGATGGCTTTCTCAGCCGCGGCTAATCTGAGGTCGAGAATTTCGTGCATGTCGAGCAACTGCTTGAGAGTGATCTTCTCGCACTCAAGGAAGCTGCACAGCGGCGGGTTCGATAAGGCCGGACGGTAGATGAACAAATTGACGTTCGGCGCTACTTTCCGGACTTCGCGGTCTGTAAGACCTCCATCAACAGCCCGATGATTCCATTCGGGCGTCTTCCGGTAAAAAAATCGCGGAACTGCTCCTCAAGGACGAACTTCATCAGCGGGATGATATTTTTCTTCTTGTCTGTGAAGTCGCCATCGAGGTCGCAAGATTCATAATCGCCGGATGGTCGCTTGATAGAAGCGATCGCGACGATGCGAGCAGCTAGAGCGGAGATTTCCTGACTGGTAACGCGTGACAGGATATCCGAGATCGCCGCGAGAGCCGCCACGTCGGCCATCATCTGTTGACCTTCACTATCGGCTTGCAAAGAAAGGATAATCGCGGGCAGACGGTTGGCCGCAGGTCCTAACAGCCGAAGGATGTCAGCATAAAGTTCGATAGATTCAACTGCTGGAAGTGGATCGACATGATATTCAATCCCATCTATCTTGCGATCGGCCATTCAAATCTCCCGGAGGATTTCTATTTGCGCGCTGCTCTAGTCGCTTCAATTGCAATGCTGGTTGCCAGCCCTGCCGCCGCTCAGGAGGTCATCTTGGGCAGAGCAGGGTCTGAAAACGTGTTTGTCTGGAAGGACTCGGACGCCCAGAGCGAGGCGTTCAAGCTTATCCAGGCCGGGGTACACAAATCGAACCCGACGCTGGTCTTCCGGCTTTTGGCCTGCATGGTCCCTGTCGGCACCAAAGCCGTCATCACAGACATGGGCTTTGCGTCTCACACCATCCTTGTCACCAGCGGGGAAGACGCAGGTTGCCGCGGCGTAATTGTCAGGGAAGACGTCCGCAAATGAATGCAGCAGTTCTTCTGGCTTGCGTCGTGGCGGTTGCCGCGCCTGCCCATACCGCTGAACTCGCCGGTCGCGCATCCGTTGTGGACGGAGACACGATCGAGATCGCTGGCCAGCGCATCCGGTTCGACGGCATTGACGCTCCCGAGTCCCGTCAGGTTTGCCGCACCTCGTCTGGTGAAGCCTACCGGTGCGGCCGGGTGAGCGCAGACGCACTCGACAAGTTCCTTGCGCAGTCTCGCCCGACCTTCTGCATTCCCAAAGGGAAGAGCTATGACCGGATAGTGGCAGTCTGCCGGCGCGCAGATGGCGCCGACGTCAATGCTTGGATGGTTCTGAATGGGCATGCCATCGACTGGATCAAGTATTCCAAGGGCCGATATGCCGACGAGCAGCGCGAAGCAAAAGCCAACCAGCGCGGCGTCTGGTCAGGTGAATTTCAGATGCCTTGCGAGGTCAGAGGGTCGCGTTGCCGCTAACCTCTGAGATTGTCACCCATTGGGAATTTCAGGGTTCCATTCGCTTGTCCAGAGAACCCACTCGCGTACCGTCGCATTGACGCCCTTACTGTCTGCCGGCGCCGTCTGGATGTAGCACTTGTCAGCGGATCCACCCTCACCCGACGCGTTGTCGATGAAGGAGAACGGGAAAGCCGCAGCAGTGCCGCCTAAGGCCTGCTGACGCTTGAGCTTCTGTGTCAACAGGCGATGCGTTGGGCTTGTATGCTGCAGCTTGATGCTGATCGAAGCTGCCTTGCTGGCCGAGATCGAGAAGATGCCGGATCCATCGGCACCAACGAGGCCTGTGCCTTTGTCAGAACTCTGGGTGACAATGATTGCGTCATCACCATCCCAAAGACCCTGGATTTGCTGGCCGTCAACCGTTCCAGTGACGTTGACCATGCTGTATGCGGAAGTGTTTGACATTGGTCAGCTCCTTAGAACGTCATGGTGTAGTTGATCGTGACATAGTGCAGCGCGCCGGCGTAGCGGAAGCGAACCGAGATTGCCGGTGCAATACGGGCCTTGCGCTGGCTGGCGGGCACGGAGAACACTGACGGGACCGTGATCTCGACGGCCGCTTCATATTCACCGGTCTCCGGGTTCAAATCCTGAGCGATGATGCCGGCGCGGCTTGCCTGTTGCATGACCATGCGGGCAGCCGATGCAATCTGCTGCATGCCGCTGTCATCGAACTTGACGCGCGCATTGTTGAGCAGGATGCCGAGCGTTTCTTCTTCCGTGCGCGCGATGATCCAGTCCGTTGCGTGGATTTCATCCAGAAAGACGTTTGGCGTAAGGGTCGATCCTTCCACGACGAAGTTGCGCCCGCCGATGTCGATGTAGGTGTTGGCGCAGTGACCGGCAGCGATAGACTGACCGATACCAGGCGTAAAGCCCGTGATCGATGTCACGGCGGCAGAGCCAACATTGACCGGCGCCACGCTCGACAGATACTTGAACTTCGCCGTGTATGCGCTTTCAGCATCATCAAAATTGCGCGTCGACATGTAGGCTGCGAGCGCGATAGCGGGGTATTCCGCAGCGTCCGAATGGTAGAAGACAGCAGAACGATCGACAGTGCCCTTGAAACGGGCCGCGATGTTCGCCGTATCGGATGGAGAAAGAAGGCCTGCAGCGTTGGTATCGATGATGGCGATCTTGTTCTTTGCCTGAACCCAGCTCACGAGGCCGTCAAGCTTGGCCTGGTCGCGCAGAGCCGATTCCACCGTGATCAGGTAGAAGTCGGAATCGTAGGCATAAATCAGGTCAAGCTGGGCGATCAGGAGGGCTGCGCTCGTCGCCGTGGTAGCATCGTAGTAGGCAATCTTGATCGAGATCGGGCGCGGGTTCTGCGAGAATGCTTCCGCCGCAGCCTTGTAGGCGTCATCGGTCGTTGCGAAGTCGGCCGCCACCTCTTCAAGGGTGGCGTAAAGCTTGGTGCGCGTGGTGGCGTCTACCTTGCCCGCCTTGGCGACTGACTGGAGAATGAGGATGGTCCCGAAGCCACGACGGCTGGGGAAAGCATCTTGGCGCGAGAGCGTCACATTGACGACCCGCGAGTAAGGCAAAACAGCCATACCGGTTTCCTTTCAGGTGGTTGGGATCAAACCCGTTCGAAGTTGAATTCTGTCTGCTCAATGACATCGAGCAGGAAGCCGTCTCGCGTCAGCCCTCTGACGAAGAGGTCAAGCTGGGCGCGCGGTTGCCACTGGTTGTTGATCCAGTCCGGAACGTTGCGGATTTGCGAAACCTCGTGGACTATCAGGCTCGGCAGCATCGGCTCCATAACCTGAGAAAGCTTTGCAGCCGATCTGATACCGCGGAGATTGTCAGTCGGGTTCGCGCCATATGCGTGGACGGAAAAGCTCCACTCCACCTCAATGACCGGCGTGGCCTTCACATCGGCTCCCTGATCCTCGTACTCGATGACCTGCTCATGGGCGCGGATGTCGCGGGTGCCAAGCATGTTCACCATGTTGTAGGGCGTTGCCGGGGCTGTGCCGGATTCGTAAGCCTTGATCGTCGTGATGCCTGTGACAGACTTCACCCACCGGACGACCTGGCTGTGTGCGTCTCGGTCGTTCATGGTGTCGTCCTGCCCAGCGCTGCGCGGTAAAATGCGCCCTCGTCACGGGGCCAATCGAACAACACGCGATAGGTGATGCCCTTGTGGGTGATCACGTCGTCAACGACCAGTGACGACCGGCTCCAACATAGCCAGCGGGCCTCCGTCCTGATGCCTTCCGGTACATCCATCAACTGGTTGCCCTTGATGGGCTGGATGGCTGCTCTGATGGTCTCTGAAGCCGGGCCGCCGGGAACATACTCGCCGTCATCGTTGTAATCACCGCCCACCATGCGGGTGCGCGTCATCGACACGGATTCGGCATCGATTGCTATGGCCACGTCGATCATGAGTTATCAACCTTGAACGTTACGGCCGCGCGCATCTCCCCGCTATCGATTAGCGGCTTGCTGGAACCCTTGATTTCTATAGTGACTGGGCTATTGGGGGGGCTGGTCAGAGACGTGATCGCCCCCTGAATATCGCCCTGCGCCAGTATCCCGAGCTTCGACATGATCTGCGATAGGGTCGTCTGCCCCATCACCAGCTTTGCGGCCGATGACTTCATTGCAGACAGGTATTGAGAGCGGTTGGCCCGCATTGCATTGCGCATGAAAGGACGTTCCGGAACTGGTCCACCCCAGCCGCCACCAGATGCCCCGCCCCTCGTGCCGAACTCATTCCAGATGGCTTTCTGGATGTTATCCGCGTCGGCCTCGCCGGCCGGGAAGCCAACCTTGACTTGCTTCGGACCGGCTATCACGCGAGGCACATTGACAAAGACCTTGCGGACAACACGAGAGGTAAGCATCAGACCACCATGGGCGACGGGAAATTCTTCTTCAGGAGAGCGAGGTATTCTTGACCGTAGACGGTCGCCGTGTAGCCTGTGGCCGCAAAACCGCCCACACCTGAGCCTGGAGTGGCGAACTCTGTTTCGACGTCACCAACCTTGCGGCGGCGAACAGTGCCCGTCCCCGCGCTTCCCTGCCCTGATACGCTGCGCCCCGGCTCCCCTTCCATCGTGAGCTTGTGGGCGGTGAGCAGCATCTGCGCGCGCGCCCGATCCCGCTCAAGCCACGTATCGCCCACCTCATCGAACGCTTCCTGCAAGACGAGCTGGATCAGCGCGTCACTGACCGGTGCGAATTCTGGGTATCGGGCCTTGAATGAGGCCGGTGTTGGAGGAGTATAGGCCATCACTCAGCCTTTTCGGTCTTGGCGGCCTTTTCCTTGACGACTTCGATAACCTCGGCGGCAAGCCACGCCTTGACGACGTCATTGTGCTGGAGCACGTCGAAGTTATCGACAGAGACAGTCGAGAAAGGGTTGATCGTCGGTCCACCGGGCATCGGAAGCGGCGCGTCGTGGTTCGATTTAATGGTGGTCATGGCGGTGCCTCACGTTGGAAGGATGGGGATCAGACCAGAATCTCAATGTTCGTCGCGGTGGTGCCGGTGGCGTGCACGCGGGTCACGGCAACCAGAATGGTCTCTCCGGCGTCGATGTACGTGTTGCGGACAGCGTTAGTATTGGTGCTGAATCGAAGCGTACCGGCGGCACCATCTGGGCGGCAGCGAATGGCGCGGCCTGGTTCAACCAGATCGGTGGTGTCGTTCGGCGTAACCGGAACAAGATCGGAGGCGACGTTCACGCCGCGATTGAAGGGGTTCGTTGCCATGTCGATCTCCGTTGAAATGGAAGCCCCGGCCGTTTACAGCCGGGGCGGTATCGTTACTCCGCCAGCTTGGCGTCGATCAGCTCTTTCAGCTTTTCGGTCTTGATGTTGGGCTGATATTCAAGGCCGAGTTCCGCAGCCTGCTTTTTCAGCTCATCACGATCGAGCTTATCGGCGGCGGCCTCTCCTTCGAACTCGAACCAGCCGGTGCCCGTGGACACCTTGAGCTCGACCTCGTTGATTTCGATCTCGACTGTTTCGCCTGGTTCAACCAGAACCGGGCCGTCCACGGAGTGAAGACCGCGCGGACCCTTGGAGATGTTCGTCACTTTCATGGTCGGTTCTCCTTAAATGCCGTCGAGGTAGCGAACTGCCTTCGGACGGCGGATGTCGACGCCGCCGATGCGGAAGATACCGGGGACATCAAACTTGATGGGACCGGTCTGCCACGGCTGCATGAAGCGGAAGGGCATCGGCAGATGCATCTTCAGGACTTCTGGCGACCGACGGTATGCGACCATGCGTTTCGTGCTGGATGCGCCGGCCGTATCGAGGTAGCCGAACACGCCGCGGATGGTGAGCGCCTGACCCGTGGTGCGGGTGTAGATGTTGTTGCGCTCAACCCATTCAAGGATCGTGGTCTGATTTACCGCGTCGATGCGGCGGGTCGAGAGGTCCAGCAGCACGGAGTACGGCAGGAGGATAGTGTCCACGATTTCTGCGCCAAGCGTGCCGGTGAACATGCCGGTGATCTGCCCGTTGATGTCGCGGAGAACCTGATCCGGCGTCTTGCTGGCGAATGTCGTGGCCGAACCAGTGCCATCAGCCGGAGCTGTGGTGGCCGTCGGGGTGGACGAGTTCACCAGACCCGTGAGACCCTTCGATGTGTCGCCAACGAAGGCGACGGCATCGATCTTCTCTTCCGCAATGCGGCGCGCCAACGTCGCCTTGTCAGAGGAGAGGTTCATGCCGAGAAGCTGGGCAGTGCCAAGCTCTTCCAGCGTGTAGCCGTAGCCGATTGCGGCCATGCTGACGCTGGTCTCGAATTTCTCGCGGGTCAGTTCGACCTTGGGGACGTCCTGCGCGTTGCCGTTGAACCACTCCGCCTTGCCGACACCATCCATGGAGAAGTAGGTGACGGACTGGATCCATTCTGGCGCCGACGTGTCGACCGGGATCAGCGATGCGTACTGGATTTCCTGGTAACGCATTGCATAGACGGTGGGCTCGATCAGCGAGGCCTGCCGGATGAGAAAGCTCATCGCGACCTGCTGAGCGTCGTTCATGTGCATGTTCATTGAGATCGCTCCTGTTAGCCGAGACGCAGCGCGGCGAGTGCGGCACCAGAAGTGCTCGTATCCCACTGTGCGCCTGCGATGAGGGTGTTGGAGGTCGACGTCTTGGAAAGGACGCCGGTCGCCGGGGTGTAATAGACGGGGTCGCCTACGGCCACGGCTTCGGAGGCCTGCACGACGATGACGCCCTTTTTCATCAAGGCGACATTCGAATACTGCTCATACTTGCCCGTTGGCTGCGTGGTGTCCAAGACGGCGATGCCGGTGAACTTAGCCGTGGCTTCGGAATCCACCACCTGGTTGTCCAACGTGCCTTGCACGCCAACCTTCCCGAAGCCGATGCCTTCAACGTCTTCCGCAACGCGGGTGACGATGACGTTCGGCTCCATGTTGAGAACCATGCCCTCAACCCAGCGGGCGTGAGTGGCCGTATAGTTGGTCTGGATCGCAGGCATTATGCGGCCCCCTTCTGGTTAGAGCCCATCCATGCCGACGTCAGATGGTCGGTCATGGCCTTGTGGGCCGTGCTGGTATTGTTGGCATCCGTCTGCTTGACACCGTCCTTGAGGACCTGCGCAAAGGGATCGGCGGCCTTGACGTCCTTGGCGATCGCCCGGAACATGCCGGTGATCATGTCGTCGGAAGCATCCTTGACCATCTCGTCACCGAGCTTGGACTTGACGGCAGCGCGGCGAAGATCGGCGTCGGAGCCCTTGATCTCGATCTTGCTATCGATCGCCGTGACGACCTGAACAAGAGTGGCGCGATCAGCGACCAGCCGGTCAAGGTCTTCCGGCTTGATCTGGCCGTCCTTGAGCTTCTGGTTTTCGGCCTTGAGTGTGCCGATCTCCTGATCCTTGGTTGCCAGCGCCGCCGTGTGGGCGGTATTGGCGTCAACGAGCTTGGTTGCGGAGGATTCCAGATCCTTCTGCAGCTTTGCGATAGCCTGGGCGCCCTGGTCGGTCGTCTGAACCGACAGTCCGTCCACGACCACAGTTCGAAGTGCTTCAGTCATGTCGACTGTCTCCTTGTCAGTGGTGATAATCGGGGCGGCGCCCCACTTGATCGCACTGTCACCAATGCGAAGCTCTTCCCCGCCGCGTGCCTTGTCGACAATCGCAACGTGGTTCATTTTGAAATCGGACATGATGGCGTCGAACTGTTCGCCCGATGGCGTGACACCATCCGCGAACCTGATCTCGGCGCTGTAGCCCATGGAAAGCTCGCGCTTGCCGTCCTCAACTGCCTTGAGAGCCTTGGCATCGCGAAGCATCATCGGGACGCGGACGAATTCGCCGTCACGCAGCACGTCGTCGCCCACCTCACCGACAGCGAGGTCTTTCCATGTGCTGGCATTCACGCCATTCTTCGGGTGATCGAGGGTAACAGGCACGCCTGCGTAACTGGCGATGGCATCCTTCTTGAAAACCTCGCTTTCAGGCCTGTAGACCCGCACAATGGCTTTATCGTTCATGCCTACCTCGGAGCCGAGATAGAGCTGAACATTGCCAGCACGGGCCACCTTGGCCGAAAGCACGCCATAGCCATCCTCCGTCCGACGGATAGCCCCGTCGAGCGCAAGTCGATCAGTGAATTGCATTGCCTTTGACCTTTTATTTCGGTTAGATCGCCGCATGACGGACGAACAGTACAAAGCCCTGCGCCAGTTGATGCTTGAGCAAAACTCCAAGATTGCGGAGTTGACGCTTGAGGTTCGCCGTCTGAGCGAGGCTGTCACGACCACCGAAGTGGTCTATGTCGAAGAGAACAGGGTCGGCACAGAGCAACTGGAAGATCTGCTTAGAATTCGACAATCCCCCTCGCCACACAGCGACAACGAATAGGCTGTCCCGGCGGCAGACCGCCCTCAGCTCCTGTTGCCTGCCCCCACTTGTAAGTCTTGCCGTCAAGCCGCCTGTGCAGCTCTCTCACGCGTTCGTCATGGCTGGTCATCCAGCGATAGGACGTCACGCCCGCCTGCTGCTGGCGGATCCGGTTCAGATCGCTGTTCAGCTTGTTGGTCTGGTCCGTGGCGATCAGCTTTGCCCGCCGGTCAGCAATACCGAACTGTTCCGTCAACTGCTTGCGCAGCGTGGTGACAGAGTTGCCCGCGATGCTGTTCTGATAGACGGTCGTTTCGATCCGCTTTACCATGTCTTCCGACATGTTCTGGATCAGTGCTGCGTTCTCGGCCGCCTTCGTTTGCAGGTACTCGGCCAAGTCTTCCTGAGTGACTACCGCCCGCAGGTCGATGCCCAGAGAGCGCTTTGCCGTGGCCATGAACGTTTCAGTGTGCCGCTTTGCCTCAAGATCGAGGATGCGGTTTACCGTTTCCGACGACACCCGCTGCAATGCGACTGCCAGAGATTGCAGCCGAGTGAACCAAGACCGGTCAGCATCGGCCACGAAGCCCCGCTGGGCGCGTTCCCGCTCCCGTTCTGCCTGATACAGCGGGATAACGCTTTCGCGCGTCTCTGCGGCCATCTGAGAGAGCACGGACCGCAGCGCCGAGTAGTATTCCTTCTCTGCCGATAGTCTGGGTTCGATCACCGGCAGTTCAACGATGGTGCCTTTCGGCTTCTTGGCTATTGAGGTGATGCGGTAGTTGCGCATCAGTCGTCCCTCAATTCCTCGAATATCTCAGGTCCAAGGATGATCTTGCCCTGATATGGCTCGACCTTCGAAAGATCGATGTCACCGCCTATCTGGATTGAGATATGTGGCTGGTATTCCGGCCAAGACCACGAGGCGCCCTGTTCAATGAAGTGCTTGTGACGCCATACGAGTTCAGAGGCCGTTATCAGCAGAGCCTTGTACTCGCCATTGTCGCCAAGACCTTCCATCTGCCGTGGGCCACCGGCCGCCATCTCGATACGAGAAGACCAGCTTTCGCCCATCTCGAACCAGTCAACAGGCTGGGTGGAATAGGCGATGGTTACATGCAGGTCAGGGACGATGTCAGTGAAGCCCTGCGCAGTCGCCCATTTGACGATATCAGAGCGGTTGATGACGTCCCGGCGCACATACAGCGTGCGTGGCGCCGCATCATTGGCCGCTTGTCTCTGGGGCGGGGCAACCTCTTCCTCGTCGGTATCGTCACCGCCTAGAACGGGGTCGAAGTCCTTGCCAGTATCGTCCATTGTCTGATCAAGACCGGGATAGAACCCGCTCTCGACCAACTGATTGCCGACGACCGCCCGAAGCTCGACAGACGTGAATATTCCGGTACGTCCAAGGATTTCAGCGGTCTCGGCATTCATCTTGCCGATCTCTGCCAGTTCCTTTTCGCTCATCTGCTCGAGCGGCGCCCATGTGTAGAATATCTCAGGCGGGCGGCTGCCGAGCGCGGAGCGGATCAGGCACTCATCCAAACGATAGATCGCCGGGGTAATCTCCAGAGCCTGCTTTGATGCCACCATGTCATGATAGTTCGACATGCTGTGGTCGCCATTCGAGCCTAAGCCAGAAGGCGCGGTGCCCATAAACCGCGTGACCGGAATATCGACTGCGCCGCAATACTGCTCAATGAACTTCTGCAGGATGTCGGGTAGCGTGGCGAAGGATATCGTCTTCCGTTCGTACTCTTCTTCCTTGTCCAGCAGCAGAGCGCGGTTAATGCCCTTGGCCGTCGCGGCCAGCATGAAGCGATCCATCAACCGCTTCGAATATTCCGGGTCAGACAGGCTGCTCATGAACTCCGGGATGCGGAACACATCCACATTGGCCTCGAATACAAGCGAGGCAATGTTTGCAGCCGTCGCATCGGCGTTCTTCATGGCCGAATACACAGATTCGAGAACGCTATCGCCCCAGCCCTGATTGATGCCGCCAGTAAGGAACGAATCGGCCTGATCTGCCCCGATGAAGATGGCAAAGCGCGAAGGATGGATGCGCACCATGGAATTGGCGCTGTTCCCCGTCACCTCGTAATAGGAAGGCTTGCCGTAGAACTCGGACATCACGTCCTGGTCGATTTCACCGGCCGCCAGATCGCGGCGGCTCATCACCGTAAGATACTTGATCCCGCCCTTGCCGATGCGCGCGGGGTCGAGCGGCAAGGAAAGGTTCGTGTCGCCTGTACCGATATACAGCGCAGCACCGCCCCACAGCCGAGCCTTAATCAGCACATCAAGCAGCTTCTTCCAGAAGCCAAGACGGTTCTGCTCGGCTTCGATAAGCTCGATCTGGTCTTGCTCTGCCTGCCAATCCCTGCCCTTGCGAACGGCGTCCAGCGCCGGGATATCGACCGCCTTACGACCCATCCAGTTAGAACGGTAGATGTTGGCGATCTGCAGCTCATCCAGCATCTGGAAGCCGTAGGTCGTCATAGCCATCTTGTCGCGCATCGGGTCGCCAAGGCCGGCGACGACAGACCGCAGGCTGTCATTCGCCCTCATCTTGATCACTTCACCCATTTGCGCTTCCTGATGTTTGGCGGGTTCTTCACTGTGTCCCGGATGATGTTTGGCAGTTCCTTGACTACACCCTTCAGGCCATCACGCTTCTTCGCTTCGGCAAGCATCTGCCGGCGCTTTTCACATGAACTGCAGGCCATAGGTTATCCGACGTTTGCGAGGGTATAGGTCGAGCCCAGCGCCAACTCATTCAGAGCATCCGCGAATGCATCCACCTGGTCATCGTGCTGGGCGTTCGGGAACGAACAAACCTCATCGAGGAATGTCTCATTCCACACACCTCGGACAAGCTTGACGTTGCCCGCTTCGGCCTGCGCTGATGCTGGCTTTGCGCGTACCGACTTCTCGCCCGTGGGCCTGATCGCCGCGACATTGTAGCCAGCAAGCAATTTCAGCTTCGTTGCTGCATCAGACTTGCCGGCGGCGCCGGGGTCTTCTGGCATCCTGATGCGAACCAGCAAGCCGTCTTGAGTGGCTGTGCTCTTCAGGTTCTTCTCAACATCAGCAGGCGACCACCGATCGCGCCGGACGTCTTCCACGTAGAAGATGCCGCCGTGGTAGGCCATGCGCAGCCCAACAGTCCAGTCTGGCTGCTTACCGGGTTTCGGTTGCGTGGCTGCAAAGTCCCACGCCCTGCACCGCTTGGCACCGGCCGGGACCGCATCAACTATCTCGAAGTCACCACGCTGGAACATACCCCCAGAGCGCGGCGCTGGCCGCTGCTGGTACTGTCCCGAGTATGCGTATGAACCCTTTGCCCGCTTGAGCCGTTCGATCTCCTCGGCCGGGAAACGCTCGGGGAACAGCAGTTCGCCGTCTTCGGTGCGCGGGTCTTCGAAGAACAGTTCGCCCTTGACGTATGTCTGGCACTTCCGCTCCGGCTCAAACTCCATCGGCAGGTTGAGATGCACGAAGCCGATATCCAGCTGTAGCGCCACACCGGCCACGTCCTGCTCATGCAATCGCTGCATGATGATCACAATGGCCGAGGTCGTTACGTCGTTCAGGCGGTCCGATATACCCTCTCGGAAGATACGGACTGCCGTCTGTCTCTCGGTATCGCTCTCTGCCGTTTCGGTCGAATGCGGGTCATCGATCTTCACCCGGTCGCCGCGACCACCGGTCATGGAACTGAAAGGGCGGGCCTCGCTGAAGCCGCTCCCCATGTTTTCGAACTTGCCCTTGGCGTTCTGATCGTCGCGAAGCTTCAGAGGCCAGAGCATCTGGAACTTGTCGCTCTCCACCAAACGGCGAAGCTTCATATTGTCGCGCAGCACGTTCGGCTGGCTGTAAGAGGTGGCGAGAACCTGGATATCAGGTCGCTCAAGCGGTCCCCATTCCCATGCGGTCCAGAATACCAGCACCAACGACTTCATCATGCCCGGCGGCACGGTCATCATCAGAAACTGGATGTCACCGGCAGTGACGGCCTCCAGATGCTTGCACATGGCCCGCAAGGCCCATCCGAACTTCAGCTGCTTCTTCGGCTCGAGGACAGGCCAGAACTCTTCTATGAAGCCTTCCAGCGTCCGGCATCGTGCCAGGATACGCTCGGCATCCTTTGCAATCCGCTCACGCTCGGCTTCGGCGTTACGTCTCGCCCTCTCCGCTCGTATCGCCCTCATCATCGTCGCCGGATCCGGCAAGCGGGCCAAAGACTGCTTCGAGTGCATTCAACTGTTCTTCCGATGCGTTGGTGAGATCGACTGTCTGGATGGGGCCACCACCCCGACCGGTATGCTGCACACTGGCAAGCTTGGCGTGCATGTAAGGTGCGGCGTCCTTTGCAATCGAGGCTGCCGCGTCCAAATCGTTCTTATCGACATGCGCGCGCATCGCCTTCAGCATGACCTCCAGAGGAGTTATGCCGTTCTTGTGCTCCCGTTCAGCAACCTTAGTCGTTCGCACTGTGCGGGCTCCCTTGGGCCTGCCAGAGCCTTCTCGTTTGCCACCGCGCATATTTGATTTCCGTTTTGATTAATTTTCAAAGCATCTGCCGCTCTGTGGATAGCTTGGCGCCGCCTTTGCGAATCTATGCCGCTGTGGCCTGATGCCATCGTCGTATCAAACAGCGAGGAAACACCAATGCCGACATACACACAGCTGAAAGACCTCCACGATTGGGAGGATGACACTGCCCTCATCGAGATCGCTCCAGACGGCACTGTCATAGTGCGAGAGCCAGCCGTCCAGATGATCCCCAACCTTTACACGCCGTTCGCAGAGGCCGTCGCCAACGCCGGCAAGCTTATGGCCCGCAGCCCTTGGATAAACAGGATTGCTGTTCGTCTTCAGGACGGCGCTACATGGGACATCAGGAACGGCGAGTTAGGCTGACCGCTCTTGCTCGGTGGTGGTCATGGGGTGGAGACGCCGACCAAGCGAAGAGAACCGTCGTCTTCACGACGCAAGCGTGTCTTGACGCCGTAATCGCCAGATCCGTAATCCACGCCGATGGTATCTGCGCCTCTCATCCGAGACCGGCCCTTGTGCTGCGCCATGCAGTCGGGCGAGCAATAGCGCCCTGTTAATTCGCGCCCACGGGCAGTCTTATCCGAACCGCAGTTCTCACAGCGCTTCATCGCTCTCTCCATGTGGGCGGGTGAATGGGGTTAGGCCGGTTCCTACTGAGGCCTTACCGGCAGGCCAGCCGCGTTTCTTTTGAGACGTTGCGACCTTGACCACCACTAGGGTTCGTCCTTGATGGGCGATGATCAGTCGCCGTCACCCCAAGTGGGGACTTGAACCGTATTCAGCCCCACCTTGTTACGGGCGGGGCTGGTGAAATGGTGCCGACACGAGGAATCGAACCCCGGACCCGCTGCTTACAAGGCAGCCGCTCTACCAATCTGAGCTATGGCGGCGAATATTCGAGGCTGGGCACCTTGAGATGTTCGGTAGTTTCAACGGCTGCTATCCCAGCACAGCACCTAACATCATCGCCTGATTAGATAACAGGAAGGGACTCTTGCTCGAAGCAAGCATTCCACGGCGCTACCATGCCTTCCTGATTTGCTGCGAGGGCCACACGCTACCGTGGCTTCCATGTGAAAGAGGGCTACCCGAAGGCATGGTGTCTGCTCATCACGACTGCGCTTCTGCTTTCAGCGCCGCCTCGCATTCCGTTGCCCTGTTGGGCGAATAAGCCTCGCTGGCTGATTAACCGTCCAGCAAGGGGCCGGGTGAACGGCTGTTTGCTTCGTTGCCCATCGGGCGAAACGTAGGCTTCTGCAAAGGCATCTTGTGCCACCGGCTTGCACCGTCATCCACCCGTCGACGTATCTTTCCGCCGTGTCATCTTGGGGCCGTGCCAAGCCACCTACTAACACCCTCAGCTTTCCCGCTTTGCAGTTGGCTTCAACGAATGCTTTCGCTCGGGATTTATGCCGCCTCGCGCTTCCGTGCATCCCGCTGGCGGCGTCTTGCATTGCGCAAATCAGTCAGCGGCACATGGATGATTTCGCTGTCGAACTTGCGGAGAGCTTTGCTCGTGTCCCGGACGCACCACCCGTCAACAGTCATTCGGCTGTCTGACGCGCTGTTGTCCATCATGGCTGGAATATGCCCGAAATCTTGGCCGTTCTGCAAGGTGCGTTTCCCTACGTTTTCGTTAGGAAACAGCAAGTTACCGAAGGCTTTTAACGCAATTTCTGCAATAGCATGGTCAGCACAGGTTTTTCCATAGTTCCGGTGCACGTCTTCCACATCGACACACCACTTGCTGAAGGATACCTTCTGCCGAACCGTGTCAACGACCTGATAAGGACGGCGGGTTACCTTTTCGGTTTCCCTTGGTGAGATGACGAACAGTTCATCCACCTCAACGATGAGTACCTTTGCACGGCTTTTGGCATATGCCCACAGGCAGCGTCTGTTCCGCTCGCGGCTGACGTGGCGCATCAAATCCATTGCGAGTTCCCATTCGCCTACGTCTTCGGTGGTGAGGCGCTTGCCATTCCAGAACGCTTTAGCCTGGATATCGAGCCGTCCGCTATCGCCGTATTCCAGCCTGTCATTCATCTGGCGCTTGAGAAGCCGGCGTTGGGCTTCGGAGATAGGCATGTCGTTGCCCAGATGATCCTTGCGGGCGATGACGCTGCCATTGGAAAAGTCGGCAGGCTCCCAGCCGGAGCGCTCTTCACGGCTATGGACGAATGGCAGAGACTGAGCCTTGAGGCGAGGCGGCTTTGGCGCGTTCGGTAATCTGTGGTCGATCTCCGCCGCCCGGATGAAGAGATCGAGAATTTCACCTTCCGTCATGCCGTCACTCCTGTTTCATGGAAGAAATCGCCTTGGCGAGAAAGTCGTCCGAATTCCATTTCAAATCGCCATAGAAGCATACCATAAAGCGTATCACTTCGCCTCGCCTCCCCGTGTACATCCAAGATCATATCCACCAGCACCGGAAGCGGTGTCCCCGACCAGAAACGGAACCAGCTTTCCATATCGTTCTCCATCAGGTCAGGGTATTTATCCCGAGCGTACTTCGTGAGCGCGCTGGCGGCTGATAGGGAGTAACGGTTGATGGCTCCTTTGTTGTTGTCGCTCTCTGCCAACGTCATGACGACAAACCGGGCGAAGTCATCTCCCTTGGTCACCCTGATATGCTCAACGGTTCCCACAGCTCTCGTCTGGCCAATTGCGGGCACAGAGCTTGGATGCACCACGGAAATGCCGAACTCATTCAGGATTGCTTCGGCTGCCGGGTGGCTGGTCATTCCGCCCTCGCCTTCTTCTCCCGCCATTCCCGCGAGGCTTGGCTCTTGCATCTCAAGCGCCCGAGATAATTCAGGACGCTGGTATGGTCCTTATTGATGAGGTTTCCGAGTTGCGTGGTCGACAAATCGGGGTATGCCTCGTGTGTGCTGATTATGATCTGCTCCCTCGCGCGCGTGAGATATCGCGGCCGACGATCGGAGCAGACCTCTTTGTATGTCACGCCATGGACGAAACATTGCATTTTCACGAACCGTCTTGCTGGGCTTATCTCTTTCAATGCGTCGAGATATGACGCCCACGCAGCCATATGGTGGCGCGGTTCATTCTTGAGCATCTGTGCCGTCGGTAGCGGGTATTGCACCACACGGAGCGCTGTGAGCGATTGGCCGCCCGTCATGGCTGGCTCGACAACATGAGAGAACTGGACGAGGTTTACGACCTTCGGTTTTCCGTAAAGCTGGATATGGCGTTGCCTCGCTCTCGACTTGGCCTGATCCTCATATGAGCTTGTCACCATCTGGTTCATGCTGCCTCGCTTTCCGGTTCTGGACCGTCAATAAACGCGACACGCGGCAGAGTGACCTTAGCGCCGGTGAATGTGGTTCTGACCACGCAACCAGCCTTGAGAGGCGCTACTGTGAGTTCATCGGCCACCTGTTTGACGATCGGGTTCGAACGTCGCGCGTTGCTCTTGCGATATGGAAATGTGCCGCGGCGCGTGCTGGTCATGTTCTTGACCGCGCTCCAGGTCATGCCGAGCTTTTCAGCCATGTCATACATGGTGTAGCCGTCACGCCATAGTGCGGCAGCAGCGGCTATCTGTTCCTTGGTGTATAGTGAGCGGTGGTGGGTCATGCTGCTGCACTCCTCACCATTTCCCGCTCGAGCTGGTCGCGTGACGTAGCGAAATCGGTGTGAAGGATTCCGAAACCGCCCTCATCGCGCCATGCCTTGATGTTGCGCTCGAAGTCATCGATCAGGATGTCACCGCGCGAGTGCATGAACAGAGGCTTGTTGCGTCCACCCATGACCGGCAGGATATGGCAGGTGCTGGATAGATGCTCCCTCACCCATTCGCGTTTCTGGCGCGCTACGTGGGCATAGTTCGACTTTGGGCAGGCTGTGAGGATGATCGGGTTGAGCCACGATATCCGGTCGAAGAACTCCTTGGCGCCGGGGCATTGCGGCATGTCGCGGAAGTATGACGGGTGGGCGTTGATCTGCGACCACATATCGTCATCGAGCATCGTGCGATGATCCACGCCGAATAGTGCCGGGAAATGAGCATCGAAGTCAGCCATAACGCCGTCGAGGTCTAGGTATACGTTTGGTCGTTTCATGCCGGAATCCTTTCAACGCTGATCTCTTTGCCCTTGCTGGGCTTCCTCTCGACAATGGTTCGCTTCTGGCTGCCCTTTGCCTTCACGAAAGGCTTGAGCTTGAAGTGTGCATCCGCCTCGCTGACGGCTTTGATGACTTCGCCGTCGCGGCGCATCGTGCCATTGATGTGCTTGATGACATGCCCCTGCGCAGCGATAAGAGCGTCGGCCTGAACCGGGAACACCTTCGGCTTGTCGCCATCAAGGATCGGCCACGGCTGCGCGTTCTGGGCGAAGCGGCACATGGCCCAATGGCCGCCAGGCACTGGTTTGGTATATGCGGCGAAGTGGTTCATGCCGACGCCTTTTCATAAATTGCCGCCAAGGCTTTTTCGGTGCGCAAGATGGCTTTCCCTATCGCTTCTGTGATTTGGGGGGAGACGGCATCTCCGTAAGCCTCGCGGCATCGCTCAGCCATCCAACCGGGAAGCCCATCATATGCTCGTAGATGGCTGCTAAGATTGTCCGACCCGACAGGCCCACGGAAGACGAGAGAGAGGCCAGCGACGATCTCTTCTTTCCCGTCCTCTTGCCATCCGGCCCCAGAGCCACGTTCGACCCGTAAGTTGCTGCTGTCGGGGTTGGTGCCCAGATGATAGACAACTCCTCTACCCTCTTCCTCGCCGCGGAACCTCCCCCTCCCAATTCCCCGCCCCCCTTCTTGCTGCCCCCTTGGGCAACTGGCGTCGGTGTCCACCCGTGTGAATCCGGCATCCCGCCCTTGTTCGCTCTCGGGGTTGGCGTCCAGGCCAAGGATCCATGCTCTTTTCCGTTGATGGGAGCCGCCGGCATTTCCAACGCCCACCACGAGCGGCCAGCAGAGGTAACCGATTGCTTCCAGACCTGAGGCGATCCGGTCATAGCCTCTAGTTCTGACGCGATCGCTGTTCTCAAGAGCGAACCAACGAGGGCGTACTTCTCCGATGATGCGGATAGCCTCGAAGAAGAGGGACGATTGGTCACCGTCGACACCTTTGCCTTTGGTGTTGGCGCTACTGATGTCTTGGCATGGGGGGCTACCGACGACGATGGACGGAAGTCTTCCGATATCTCGAAGAAGTTTATCTGCTGTGAGAGTGCGGATATCGTCATAAATCAAAACCTCGGGGTTGTTCTGCTGGTACAGAGCTCGCCGCCAATCGACGTTCCCGCAGGCTGCAATGGTCTTGAACCCTGCCCGGTGCATTCCGAGCGACCAGCCACCGGCCGCTGCGCTGAAAAGGTCTAGGACTTCCATCATGCAAAAAGCCCCCTGCTATTCACTGCCTTCTCAAACGCCGGCCCAAAGCTGGTGCTTGAGCCGTTCCATTGGATGGGGTGGGTCATCAGAACATCCTCCCTTGGTCGTGGGGATTGAGTTCGGTGAACATGGTCTTGCCGCCGTTCCAGCCGACTTCTTTTCGCTGCGGCCACCGGGTATGACGGGACAGGGCAAGGATGATCTCCGCCTTGTCTTTCACCTGGCTCATGACGGCTTCCCAATCGCCGTAGTTTCCAGAGCCTTCGACCGGCTCAAGCTCCTGCAGGATCGGTTCGGCGCGGAATGGGATGATGACGTGGTTGGCGTCCTTCTCGACTGATCCAAGGATGTCCGCATATTTCGGCCGGCGGTTGATGGCCTGCTCAAAGGTATTGCGGGTGATGGTGCGGTCCTCGATCGCGAAGGTGTTCTTCTTTAGCTGTGCTGCGGCGAAGATCGGGAGTGAGGCCTTGTTCGCCAGCATCTTGAGCGTGCGCGTGACGAGCGGGCCGAAATCCTGATCGGTTAGCCGCATGTTGCTCTTGTCGCGCTCCACGAGGCCGATATGGTCGACTATGGCCATGCCTCCGGGGTGACGTGCCGTGAAGTTGGTGACGGACCGCTCTATCTGGGTCAGCGTCATCGGCTTGTCGCGGATAATCACCCGCTCCTGCCATGTCATGGCGTTGGTCTTGGCGACCATAAGCTTTTCGACTTCGGATTCCGAAACCTTGCCGCGGATCTGGCGCCATGCCTGAATGTCGGTGATGCGGGACAGCGCGCGGTGGGCAAGCTCTTCGCCCTGCATTTCCCCGGAATAAACCCAGACCGGGTGACCGTTCATCGCAGCGCCCATGACGATCTGCTCGATCAGTGTGGACTTGCCCTGCTTGGTGCCGCCACCGATGACAATCAGTTGCCCCGGCATGGCTGGCCCTATCAGCCCCGTGAGTGGCGAGAACCCGTAGTCGACGCCGGTATGCCCATTCCCACGGAAAGCGTTGTTGGTGGCGCTCAGGGCTCGATCCGCAGCATCCGCCAAGGTCAGTTCATCATCAGATTCCAGACCGCGCACGATTCGCTCAAATTGTTCTCTAAGAGCGTCTGCCTGTTCGATGAAGGTCAGTTCGTCGCCGCATTGAAAGCCAAGCTCTCCGGCCTGCTCACCAACGGATATGAGACCACGGCGCATGGCATCGAATGTAATCGCTTGGGCGAAGCCGGGAACGTTGATGATGGAAACGGCCTCTGATGCCATACGGGCGAGGTATTGAGACGTTGTTAGGTCTCCGATCATCGCACCGGTATCAACGCCTGCCTTCACCGTGACGGGATTTGCATTCTTCCCCAATTCAGCGAGGCGTTTGATTTCCCGAAAGACAGACTGGTGAAACGGCTCAAAGAAATGCCGATCGTCAAACGAGCTAGGAAGAGCTTCCAGCGCTTCGTTGTTGATCATCAATGCGCCGAGTAGTTGCTGCTCAGCGTCGATGTTTGCCGGTATGGCGGCGAATTCTTGTGGCATGGCGTTCATGCACCCGCTCCCGCGAATAGATCGCCCGACGGCGCGCGCTTGAACTTCGTGTCCTTGATCGCATTCCATGCCGCTTCGTATCGGCCGGCGTGAATTTTCGTTTTGTCAGACTGTCCGCACAGGGCCAGAGCGCACGCTTCTGCGGCGTTATGGGAAATAGATTTATTGCCGGGGACCACGATACCTCGGCGCTCGCATTCCGATACGCAAGCCTCTTTCCAGAGGTTTTCGATCCGTTCCAACTTCCCTGTTTTTGGATCGGGTTTCTTGAGTTTGTGTATCTTGAACGGAGGCTTAAACCCGGATCCGAAGAAAGCCACCCGCCAGGACGCTGTAGGGATGGTGGCGTACGGGATTCCCCAATTCGACAGAACGGCGACGATGGCCGCGCTGCTGATCCACGGATAAATCATGCCGTCGGCGCTACTGTTGCCGATCTTGGCCATAGACTGCTCTTCAAGGATGGCGAATGTCGGCTTTCGCCCCGCCTGATCTTCGGCGGCGATCAGCGCGTGAACCTTCTGGCCAATCTGGTCAGCCGTGAAATACTGGTCGGATTTGACTGGGACCTCAAAAACTCCGCACCGGATCGCGCTGTCATGCCGGTAAATATCTCTGAGAGCCCATCCCGTGTATTTGCTGGGGTCGAAAGCCACAATGTAGTTCATGCCGACGCCTCCGCTGGAATGATGCGATACACGCCGCGCTGTGGCGGGCGGTTCCGTTCGATGAAATATCCGTATCGGTCGAGTTTGCTGCGAACGCTGGAGACTATCTTCGCCGTGTACTTGATGGCGCTTTCGGTCACGCCCTCTTTTTCGCCGTGAAGACCTATCGACAGGTCCAGCTTGATGATGCCTTCCGGACCCGCACTCATAAGCAGGTCGAAGGCCTTCCCTTCCATCGGAGACAGGCAGTTGCGGACCTTTTCAGGCTCTGGCAACTCGCCAAGACTTCCGCCGCAGCAGGGGCATGTTACTGAAATCATGGTCGCCTCGTAGAAAAGTGACCCGGAGCAGGTCCGCATTACAATTTGCTCCGGGTCTAGTTGGCCTGAACCTCGTGGGAGGTCGTGTTCAGGCCGAGGGATTCGTGGTTGGAAACGGGTTGCCGCCGGACGCTGGCGGCTCCTCCTTCGACTGCGCTGCACTGATGCGCGCCATGATGTCGGGGATTTCACTGTCGTATTCGCGCTTGCCGGCGTCGTAGCTTTCCAGCCAGAGCTTTTCGTCAACGGAGCCTCCGTCGTAGCCGGAGACGCGGTCGAGTCCGGTCAGACCAGCATGGAAGCCCTTGGCCTGGATCATCTGCTCGCCGTCGACACGGTCGATCTGGGTCAGCAAGTCGCCGCCGGATGTTGCCGGGATGTAGCCGAGCCATTCAAGGTTCTCGCGCTCGCTCTTGAGCTTGTCGACTGGCTTCTGGTGATCCTCGGCATTGAAGGATTTCAGGTAGTGGTCGAGCTTCTGCGCCGGAAAGCCGGAGGCCTTGGCATTCTGCCGGTTGGATGACTTCTCGGCTTGCAGTGCTTTGATCTGGGCCGCGATGTCGCGGTCCTTCTTGTGATAGAAGGCGAAGAGAACGCGGCGCTCTCTTTCAGCTTTCGAATTGTCACCGATTTTTGCTGATGCTGTCATTCGCCTTCCCTTCCGTGTTGGGTTTATTGTCCGTTGTGGCTTTCCATCGCAGCCCGCACTTTCGAGCGAAGAGCTTCAATTTCGTCGCCAATATCCGTGAAATGATCGTCGCCATATTCTGCCTTTGCGCGCGCCATTTCCTCCTCCAACGACGCGATCTGCTGGGCGCAAAAGCGCAGATACGCGGCGTGAATTGTCTTGAAAGCATCAATGGTGAGTGCCTTCGCCTTTCCATTCCTGAGATGGGAGAGTTGCCAGAAGGAAAGGCCGTATCTGCTGGCCAGTCGGCGCATGGCGTTATCTATGTCGCCGTTGCCCGATGTTTCCTTCTCCACCATTTTACGCACATACAATGTGGCGGCTGCCGTACTCATGATCTCTTTCCCTTGATTTCCCTGTTTATTAGCGATTGTCGTCAGTACGATTTTGTCCGTCATTCAGAATGCTTTCCTGCTGTGTTTCGGTATTTTGAAATCACCAGCAGGCGGACACGAAAGGAGCCTCAGCCGCCGCCCAGAGGCGAAAGCCAGTAGTTGTCACGAGGCGTTCCGCCAGACCGTTCAGCCCGCCAGCCGAAAGGTTCGATTGCCTCGTTGATTTTGATGAAGTCGTTGCAGAGCGACACGAAAGACCAGATCGGTTCGGCCCGCCAAGACAGACCCGCTCTCGCCATAAGATGCTCTGCAGAAATTTGACCCGGATAAACCGCGCATAAGGCTTTGAAGACAGAGCCGGCGCGGGTGTCCGTCGTATGAGTGACCAGTGCAGGAAGTGGGTATTGCTTGAGAACTGCCATCACTTCCGCCCCGAGAACGCCAGGTGCGCCAGTACCGCCGACACGATGAATGCCGAGAAGGCCACCGATGCCCATACGAGGAGCTTCTGTTGATCAGGGTGCATAGAGGCGATCATGCCGACACCTGCTCTTTCGATGGGTTCAGCATCGCCTTGAAGATGGAGATATCGGTCTTGCGCTCGATAAGCGGCCGGAAGCATGAAGCGTTAAAGCCAATCTCTCCAACAAACCCGGTATTGAACCTCATCTGCGGGTTGTTGATCACCTCAACAAGACGGACGCACACAACAACCTCGCCATCAATTCGGGCTGCCGTGAAAATATCCCTGATTGTGTAGACTTCGCCCGGCTTCGGAAAAATGACCCCAGCACGCTTAGCTGCCTCAACCATCCTTATGTCTCGCTCTGTGGGAGACACTTTCTTGACCGCGAGAACCTTCTGCCCAACGGTGAAATTGCATTCCATGATCAATTCCCCTCACGAATTTCGACCGGCGTTACAGTCCCACAGTCGTCGCAGAACTTCTCGATCTGGTTTTCAATGGAAAGTGGACGGTGGTACTCGCGGCAGCCGACGTAGTGTGGTCGGTACTTTGCGCGGCGCGTCTGCGTGGCGGCTTCGAGACGGGCGGAGGTCATGCGCCTTGCTCCTCTGCCTTCGCGATAGCCTTATCGGCCAAAGAGACCCAGCAATCCCATCCAGCGCGCTCATCCATGCCATCCGCTTTTGCTTCGTAGACAAGACGCTTCAAAGCCTCCAGCAGGTCAGGAAGGGCCGCGACGAGGTACGCATCGTTCGGGTTCTTCCACCAGCAAACGCCGTCTTCCTGAACAAAGATATTATCGCCGTCGCTATTGAGGATGCCGGTTCGGTCTACAGACCATGGGCCTTCGCTATGATTTGCCATTTATGCACCTCCCCCAACGTCTTCGAGAATGAATGCGGAGGAGTTACTGACGAGCTCCCCCGCCGATATCTGATGAGCATTCTCGCCGACGGTCACATGGTCGCCTCCTGCGTTGGCCCGTTCACCGCTCCTCTCGTCAACAGGGAGACTTACGTTCGTCGGGGCTTTGGTCAGCGCATCTTCGCTCGTCGTGGCGGATGCGAATGGGTGTTCCGGGACGATGTACGGCTGCCAAGCGATAGGAGCTTCTTTCGTCGCAAGACCTGCCCAACGTGCAACGTCTATACGGGTATTTCGAACCCAATAGGACCGGATTACCTTTTTGCATTTCGTGGCAAGCCATACGGGCTTGTCGAGTGGGGCTTGGGAGAGATCGTGGTTCCATTGGGTCATGCCGCGCTCTCCGCCGGCACTGCCAAAAACATCGGCAAATCAATCTCAACATTGATGGTTTTCGCCGCTTCGATAATCGGCATCCACCATTCCTGCGGTATTTTCCCCCTCACCTTCCAGCCCTGCACGGTCGACACCGCGACACGCTTTTCAGGGGTGGAGAGAAGGCTGGCAGCCTTAGTGAGGCCGCCCAGCTTGTCCATGATGATGTGTTCGGCTGGGTTTTGCTCTGTCACTTTACGCATCCATCGTTGTATTTACGCTTTTGTACGTTCATCGCGTAAATATGTCAACGTAGAAAACGTAAATGCACCATGGTTGATTACGTTTTATGGATAAACGAGAATGGATAGCGGCAAGGTGCAGGGATCTTAAAGAGCGATCCGGCTTCACCATGGCTCAAATGGCGAAAGCAATTGGTCTCAGCAGTGCGTCGAGTTGGCAGCACTACCAGACGCCTGAAAAACTCAAGGACGAGTACCTCAGTAGAGACTTTGTAATAAGGCTCTCCAATGCTTTGGTTGGCAAAGGTGAACCCAAAATTACACGCGAGGAGATTTGGGAATTGGCTGGCCCTGAAATGAAAACCCTAGCCTCTCGATCCCTGATATCATCCTTCGATGACCAATTAACACCTGCTGAGGAAATAGACCCCGATTGGGATGGGAATGGCGCTGGTCTGGTTGATGGTAGAGTTCACTTCGTTGGGGAGATTAAAGGGTCGTCCCCAGAGCTGTCTTCGAAACCAGGTATGGGAGCCGGCAAATCTGATGACCGGTCCGCGAGGCTGGTAACTGACGGCATCGCCTCAGGACATCCAGTTTTGAATGAGTGGTATGTCCCGCCAGACTATGTTCGAAATGCCTTAGACGCTTCTCCAAATCAAATCGTTATTCTCGGAGTAATAGGGCACTCAATGACGCCCTTGCTCAATCCTAACGACCGAGTGATGGTCGACGTTTCGCAGAATACATGGGTCGGGGACGCCGTGTATGTCATCGAAGAGTTAGATGGCGTTATGCAGGTCAAAACCCTCAGAAGGGCTTCTGTTCGCCCTCTCGTATTTGAAGTCGTCTCAGAGGCTGACCCAAGCCACCCTAAGGTACGAAATCACGATGAGATTAGAATAGTTGGTCGCGTCGTCGGTCGCTTTACGAGGATGTGATGGAACGGGATGAGGTGAAACAACCATGATCAAGCCATCATCTCGCACCGGTCGTTTATGGTTTTACGTCGTCACCGTTGCCGTCCTAATGATGGCGTTTGGTGCTTCTGAGGAGTTGATGAAGTGACAGAGATCGAAAAACTTACCTCAATTATCGAGGATTTGAGGTCGTCTATCAAATCTCAACAAGATGCACTCATGGGGATGCACAAAACCTCTGCGGCGGCTTTATCCGCCGCAATGGCTTCCCATATCGCTGTCACTTCAATGGCCGCTGTGCTTCGAAAAACCCACGACCTAGACTGCGAAGCGGTTGGCCGTTCGATGCGCGGCATGATCTTAGAGATCGGAGATGAGACCATGGGCCTTGAGGCGATGGTTCGACTTTTGGCAGCGCAGATAGAAGATCAGCAGTCTCCTGAACCAACCGAACCTGCTCCGCCAAGAACTCGGCCCACGCTTGTGAAATAGGCATTTTATGTCCTTTCGCATAACCTAGTCATATAGATGGTCTCTAACACAACCATCCAGTCCTGCACCGGTCCTGCCGACACCTAGCATCCGTGGAACCAACCTATCCTGAAGCTCGGTTTGATTTCCCAGCCGCTACTGGGTCCAACACCGGGGGAAGTCTTTTTATCCGACTGGTCAGGCCGATTTATCCCCGATACGAGCAAGCGCCTTTTCTTCGACACTCGGTATAAGCTGCTTCAGTTTCCCGGCGCGCTGCAAACGCGTTTATCCGGCGGGCCATCAACCCCGTTAGGTTCCGTTCGATGAGCCTGGCATCGACACCGCGTCGATTTCATTTGCCGGATTGATCGGTGACGCGGGTGAAACTTCAAAAGACCGCTGCCCTTGCACCTCTTAACACTCCATCTTGGCGGGAACCTCCGAGCAGACCCAAGATTTTGTGCTTTTCAGCGCCTTGAAGCAGCCTTACCTATTCCATCAATTGTTGTGATGTGTTAGGTATTTTCTATCACGAAACTGCATCAAGCGCCGGTAGGATCATCCCTCCGGCGCTTTTCTTTTATGCCCGTTACGCGGCTTACGCAAATAAATTTACGCAGTCTTCGTAAATTTGTCTTGCGCTTTACGCATAGTGCGTATAACTTTCTCCTCACAAGCCCACCGAATGAAGCTCCCACGGGACGACGAAACGGAAGGGCGGGAACAACCCGGATGAGGATGGGACGATGGCAATGGTCACCAGATACCGAATTGAAGACGGCGGCCGTGTGTTCAACGGCACTGAGTTCACGTCCGACGAGAACGACGTGTTCAAATATCGCAGCGAAGGACAGGCCAATGACGACGCTGACGAGTTCGGCGGCGTGGTCGTCAAGTTCTCTTGCTACGCCGAGCGCCCCGACATCGTTCTTCCTCCGCAGTGGGCCGAGCAGATCGTTCGCGGCGCTAATTTGCAGGCTGCGGAGTAAGGCACATGAGCAAAACAGCGACACTTTACGACAAGACCGGCGCTGCATTCAAACTCGACCACGAGCACAATGGCACACTCTACGTACGCCCGCTCGTTAAGGTCGTGATGCAATCGACCAATTACCACGGTGACGACTTCCACGAGGAAGTGGATTTCGAGCCTGCGGATTACATCGTCGCAAAGGCTGAGAGCGATCTGTTCTATGCTCCTCCTGTCGAAGCAGTTGACGCAGACCTGGCGGCTAAACAGGCCGAACTCGACGCTTTGAAGGCGGAAAGCAAGAAGGTTATATCCGACCTGCAGTCCAAGCGGTTTGACGCTGAGCGTAAGTTGTCGGCTTCCAAGGCTCAGCTTGATCGCTGGATGGAAACCCATCGCGTGATGATGGATCTCGGCAAGCTTCTGGATGGCAAGGTTCTCTATCCGCTGTCTGTCAGCAAGAACGGCTACCACCATGCTCGTGAAATTCCGCGCATACCTGAGATGCGCCAAGCTGCATATCTCGCGATCACTTCAGGCGATTTCGAGCGCGGGCAGAAGTGGGTTTGCAAGCAGTACGCCGAGGACAGCTATCGCACGCCGTTCATGTTCTTCGAGACTGAAGAAGAGCGCGCCGCTGTGATCCTTTCGGAGTTCGAGGCTACCTGTGCTCAATTCCGAGTGAAGACCGATTTTGGCATGGAAAGCTACGGCACAACGCTGAGCTACGGTCTTCTGCTCAAGTGGGTTCAGACGCACCCGGCTCTAAGCATCCCCGACGACATCAAGGAAATGAAGGCTGCGCACGATGCGGCACTTGTCGAGCAGCGCAAAGCCGCGCTGGCGGCAGAACTCGCCGCAATGTCAGCCGCCGAATAGCCGCCCCGCATAGGGCTTCAGACAAGGGATAGGGAAATGGGTGAATACAGTCACAAGCCACAACTTTCGGAGAACGGATTGATTTATTGTTCTCCGGCTTGCGGCAGCAAGTGCACAAAAGAGGCATATGATCTGGCCGTCAGCCGCGCTCAAGCGCTTGCGGAAAAGCTTGGTGAAGGTTGGGAGCCGCATGTCTGGGAAAACGGCGGTTGGCACTACCAAGCCAAAAACAAGACAATGACGGTTTACTGCCACCACTACTGGAACAGTGAGACACCTCAGTATTCAGCATGGATTGAGCCGGAACTAACCGTTTCCGGAAAAGCCTTCCAAATCATTGAGTACGCCGACGATCCCAACGACGCTTTAGGTATAGCCAAGCAGAAAGCTTGGGATGCCATCTCGCGTATTCGTCAAGCGCTTACTGAACTTGAAACAGTGCTTTGACGCGCTCCCCACCAAGTAACCACAGTACAGAGGGAGAAGAAGATGCAGTACCTGCTTAGCCAAGAAGAAATGGATGCCCTGAAGGTTAGGGCAATGCGTGGTGATGCCGCGCCGGAAAGAGAGGCTTTGCAGAAGCTCTGCACGCTCGCCGCCGACCACGCTCCAGCTTACCGCAACTGGGACAAGGACGACACAAGCCCATGGGGCTGCATCCTGTCCGCGCAGAATTTTGGGTACTGCGATGACTGCCCAGTCCAAGAGATTTGCCCACACCCGCACAAGCGGTGGAGCAAATAGTCACACCAACCCACCGGCTTTGTCAGAGTAACAACACACCACCCAGCGGGCTTTGTCAGCGTACCCGCGCATGAAAGGGCAGTAAAATGGCAGATAGCAAGAAAATTGATGACGGCGGCCCTGCATTCTCCGGCGGCCTGTTTGAGCCACAGTATGGCGGTTCGAATGATCGGGAGCCTTGGAACCACGGCATGAGCCTGCGCGACTGGTTCGCCGGTCAGTTCCTCGCTGGTGCGGCAACATCTAATGAGCCTCTCGCGTTCAGGGGGAACCCTTCTCGGGACGAAGTAGATGCGGCACTCCGTTCGCATTGGGATGACGTTTCTCGTGCCGCATTCATTGCTGCCGACGCCATGATCGCCGCCCGAAAGGCTGGTGCGTGATGGACGCTTTCTCCACCACCAACACACCAGAAGCGGATGACCCGACCGAGATCTACATCGAACTCCGCAATCTTTTTCGGAGGTCGGAAGCCTCGTCAAAGTCTTTCAACCGCCAGTTCTGCGCCGTCATCGCCGTGATGCTCACCATTTGCAGCGTGTCCGCGTCCTGGGCCTTCGTCGGTTTACCGAAATACCAGCGCATGGCGCTTATCCAGCAGGAGATCACCGTCTCATGGACAAGATAATCGACAAAGACCAGTTCGAGCATATCACCAGCCCGATCGATGCGATCCTTAAGCGCGTCAAGCCGGTCAAGGGCGAAGTGCAGTATGACGGCGGCGTTATCTCTCAGCCTGGCGCATACCGGAATGTTCCGATTGAGCGCTATCACCACGACCGCGATCTGTTCGACGGTCCGGCCGTATCGAAATCCATCATCAAGGAAATTCTGCCAGTCCACGGCGGCAGCCCGAAGCAGTTCTGGGGCAGGTGGAACTGGAACAAGGATCGCATCGACCCGAAAGACCCGACCGACGCGCTTATCTTCGGCAAGGCCGCTCACTGCCTGCTTCTGGGCGATGAGGTGTTCGAAGAGAACTTCATCGTGCGCCCAGCTACCTATCCCGACAAGGATGGGAAGGATAAGCCATGGAACGGCAATGCCACATGGTGCAAGCAGTATCTCGATCTGCAGAAGAAGGAAGGGCTCATGGTCCTGACCGACAAGCAGATGGACACGATTAAGCGCATTCGCGCCGACGCCGCCACCTACCCGCTTGTGCAGCAAGGTATCCTCAATGGCCGCGTAGAGCGCACACTCGCAGCGAAAGACCCGGAGACGGGCATCTGGCTCAAGGTTCGCCCCGACGCCATGCCGAACGCCGATGGCGTGTTTGCCGACCTGAAAACGATTGGCAGTCTGGATGAAGACTTCATGCAGCGTCAAATTTTCGACGCCGGATATTATTTGCAAGCAGCGATGACGCGCATGGTCTGCCGGCTCCTGAAAATCCCGTTCGAAACCTTTGTGCTGGTCTACGTCCTGAACGACGACATTCCCGACACGGCGCACGTCGAAATGAACGATCAGTCGATCCTTCTTCCCGGCGGTGAGGAAATTCCGAGCGAACTCGACCACGGCGAGGCAATGATCCGCTGGGCGCTGCGCACGATCCGCAAGTGCCTTGATGAAGGCCATTGGCCCGGTCGCGAACCGTTCCAAGGCGGCGAGCGCAAGATCACGATGCTCCCCTACCACAAGAGCAAAATCACCAGATTCCTGAACGGTATCGAGGGCGATGCTCCTCCTCCGTCAGATGAGCAGGAGGCAGCATAACCATGAACCAGCTTGCAACCAACACCGAACGTTTGCCCATGGACTCGGTTGGCATGTCCACCGGGTCGACCGGCGCCAAGATCGCTCCCCAGAACCTGGGTGAAGTCGTGAAGTTTGCGGAAGTTATGTGCCGCGCCGATATCGCGCTTCCAAAGCACCTTCGCGGCAATGCTGGGGCGTGCATGGCCGTTTCGCTCCAAGCTCTTGACTGGCAAATGAACCCGTTTGCGGTGGCTTCGAAGTCATATTCAGTCAACGGCACGATAGCTTATGAAGCCCAGCTCATTATCGCTGTGATCAATACCCGCTCCGGCATCGAAGGCCGTCTCGAATACTCATTCGAAGGCGAAGGAGGAGATAGGGTTTGCATCGCATCCGGCAAGCTTGACGGCAAAATCTTGGAAGTCCGCTCACCAAAGTTCAAGGATATTACGCCGAAGAACTCCCCTCTCTGGAAGTCCGACCCGGACCAGCAGCACTGCTATTACACAGGCCGCTCGTGGGGCCGTCGCCACACACCGGAAGTCATCCTTGGCGTCTATGACCGTGACGAAGTGGAAGAGTTCAGAGGCCCCGACAACGCCCGCGACGTTACGCCGAAGACATCGCTCTCTGCTCGTCTAGCACAGTCCCAGACTGGCACACAGGACGCCGCTGGCGAGCAGGAAGGCTTTACCGCAACACCTGCCGCTGATGAGCGTTCCGACGCTCTCACGGGCGAAATTCTCAACAACACCCCTTCCGACGACACCCCCTCCACCGCCTCGTCGTCGGCAGATGCTGGCAATACGCCAGTAGATGAGGCCGGAGCGGATGATTCCCCCGCATCGGATGCTCCGGCCTCGACCATATTCCCGATCGACCGCGCAGACCTGATCGAGTGCTGCAATAAGCTGATGTATGTCGTGGTAAATCCACTGCTCGAAACGCCACAGCAGCGCCGCGCCACGCTCGTCTCGGCAAAAGACGACTGGAAAGACAAGCTGCCGGAAGAACTTCACCAGCATATCAAGGCCTTTGTTGAAAGCGCTGACGCCCAGATAAAGGCTGACCCGAAGGTGATGCCGGCTCTGCGCGAAAAGGCCCTCACTCATTTTGCCGAAGTGCTGGACTGCAAGGCTTCTGATCTGGGAGGCGTCGATGGCTGAGAACTCCGCAATCTCATGGACGCGGCACACATGGAACCCATGGATGGGCTGCACGAAAGTCTCGCCGGCGTGCGACGGCTGTTATGCCGAAGCACTGATGGACAAGCGATATGGCAAAGTCCAGTGGGGCAACCACCCGCGTATCCGCACCGGTGTCCACACTTGGAACGATCCGATGCGCTGGCAGAGGCAGGCTGAAAAGGACGGCGATCGCCCGTTCGTCTTCTGCGCGAGCCTTGCCGATATCTTCGACAACCAGGTTGACCCACAATGGCGCGTCGATGCTTTCGATGTGATGCGCAAGACACCGCGGCTGGTTTACCTGCTGTTGACGAAGCGCCCGCAGAATATCGTTCGTCTGGCCGATGCTGCCGGAGGACTTCCTGAGAACGCTGCGATCGGCACTACGGTCGAGGACCAGAAGCGCGCCGACATCAACCTTCCGGCGCTGCAGGTGGCAAAGATAGAGCTTCGCCCGCTGTTCACGTTCGGATCGTTCGAACCTCTGCTTGGACCAATCATCATCCGCCCAGCTTTCATGCCGGATTGGATCATCACCGGTGGCGAGACTGATCAGGGTGGCCATCGGGCGCGCCCCACTCATCCCGAATGGTTCAGGAGTTTGCGTGATCAGGCGGCACTCATGGGCGTTGCGTATCACCATAAGCAGAATGGCGAGTGGTTACCGTGCCAAGAGAATGATGGGGAATGGCCAACCGATAAGCCAAGCTTTTGCCGCCTGACGTTTAGCGGTGAAAGGTCTGATCGTGGCTGGCCCATGCAGAAAGTCGGGAAGAAGTTCGCCGGCCGCATGATCGATGGCATCACACACGACGCATTCCCGGAGGTGAGCCGATGAACCGATTAATCCGCCGCGCCATCCACCACTGGCTCGCTTGGAAGTCGAGAAGGAACCTTGCCCGGGAATACAACTGGCAAACCGAGATCGACGCCGAGATCCGACAGGCAAAGCAATCCCACGGCAAGACAGGACGTGTCCGCGATTTGCAGCGCCGCAAGCGGGACATGATGACACGCGCGCTGGGAGGGCAGAGGTGATGGCCCGGACAGTAGACGAGTGGATCGGCAAGACCGATGACGCCAAAGTGCCGCCACGGGTTCGCCAGCGCGTTTTCGACCGGCATAACGGCATATGCCATCTGACCGGCCGCAAAATTCAGCCTGGGGAGCGCTGGGAGCTTGAGCACGTTCATGCGCTGATCCTTGGCGGCCAGCACCGCGAGAGCAATCTGGCGCCTGCACTCTATGCCGCTCACAAGGTCAAAACAGCAACCGAGATGAAGGTGAAGTCGAAAATCGCCCGCGTGCGCAAGAAGCACATCGGCATCGCCAAACCTAAGTCATCCCTATCGCACCCAAACCTGAAACGCCTGATGGACGGCACGGTCGTTGACCGCCGCACCGGTGAAATCGTGGGAGGCAGGCAGCCATGACCAAGCGTATCACCGATCTGGAAAAGTTCGCGCTAGAGCAAGTCTGGCGTCCGTATCAGAACCGCGACGGCTTTGCATTCGCGCAAGAAGACCGGTTCGAAGCGCTGCCAATGAGCCTAGAGAAAACAGCCGACCTGCTGATCACGGATGATTCCGGCTGGTCCAAGTGCGTCCTCGACCGCATCAGCGCCATTGGCTTCACCTTCCCGCCCTACATCAATCACCCGCTCGTGGACATTGTTCGCACGGCGCAAGAGTTTCGGAAAGGCACAAAGCCATGACCGCATTGGAAGAGCTCAAGAAGGCTTTCCCAAACATGTTCCGTCCGCTGAAATGGCATCATTTCGACGGCCCGACCGAACACGGCTGCGGGGAATGGTATGCTCACGCCACACGCGGCATGTACCACATTTACGATGTGCGGGAGAAGTTTCCGAACGACAGGCCGTTCTACGCAAAGGAGCTGTCCGACCAGTTCGACACGTTGGAACAGGCTCAAGATGCAGTCCAGAATCGGCATGAGCTGGATATCGTCATGTGCCTTGATCCCGACTTTCGCTCCACCCTCGAAAGCTTGCAGCGCGAGAACGAGGAACTGCGCAACGGCCCACCAATTACAGGCAAGTGGAAAGACGATGAGAGGGCAAAGGTTTGGGAATACGCATTCAATAAGCAACACACACGCGCCGAGGCAGCAGAGGCCAAGGTGAAGCGTTATCGCGAAGCCCTGATAGCTGCGAAAACGCGCATGCGAAATTGCCGGGGCGCAATCGAAAGCGATCAGGTTTTCGACAAGGATGTGCACGGTTCGCTGCAAAACGGCATCCGCGACATTCAAGAAGCCCTCGCCAGCACAGGAGGCGAACACCATGCAGAGTGACGCAAGAGCACGCGCATGGGAAACGCGCCGGAAGAAATACGGCAGCACCGGTCACGCTCGTGGCGCATACGGCCACGGCGGCGATCACGTCGCTTCCATGCAGGCGCTTCTCATCCGTCTTCACGAAGAAGGCGTCCTGTCGGAAGGTCAGGTAGCCAAGGCAACCGGACTGCATCGGATCACCGTCCGCAAGATGGCCGACGATTACCGTAACTCCATTCCCGAGACGAAAGAACAGGTTCGCGTTCGCGTAACCAAAGGAGCATCCCATGCAGAATGAAAAATGCAAGTCGTGCTTCGAATGCACCGAAACCGTGATTGTCAAAGTTCGGGATGATCGCAATTCCGAATGGCGCGATAGCTCCGTGCGCCGATGCGCGAACGATCAGTGCTGGCATATTGTTGACGGCACCCGGGCAGACAGGCTGACGTGGATCAGCAACGTCTACGATTACAAATATTTCGGGGATTACGAGCTTAGCCACGAGCAGCTTGCGGCGGTATATGAGGCGAAAAGCCTTGCCGCCCTCTCCGCACAGGTGCAGGACGTGGCGGCATCGCCGCACGCCGTCTCAGATGAGTTGGCAACGGGCATCATCTTTCACGCTCTCGTAGACATCCGCGGGCAACCGTTCATGGACACGCAAATTGAAGAAGCGATGCGTGAGTGCGAAGGTGTCTGGGACCGCATAAAGCCAGATATCGCAGCACCCGCAAAGCAGGAGGGCTGACATGCAGGTAGAGATAAAGGGGAAAGTTCCAAAAGACCCGCAAGCCAGAGTTCTTGCCGTTGAAGCCGCTGCGAAAGCTATTTGCCAGCGCGCTGGGACGGATCCGGCAGATGCGATCATGATGCTGATGACCGCCGCTGCGCACCTTTACACGGTGTATTCCGGTAAGCCTTCATCTGAAAACATTCTGCATCTTGCTCATTCACTCGGATGCGCGACAGTTGCGGCTGATGACTTTTTCAAGCTGAAGCCGGTCGCCCTGCAATCGGAGGATCGGTGATGGACCAGCACCTGCCCTACATTTACCGATGGGATCGCCAAGGCCGCAAAGGCCAGCCATGCGATGTCCTGATACGCACGAAGGTCATGAATAGCTGCCTCGTCCGGTTTGGCGACGGCTACACCATGGTCACAAGCCGCAATGCGCTGATGAAGAACCGAGCGGCGCCTGAAAGGAGCGAGGGATCGCACAGACCTGTGGATATGGAGGACGAAAATGTCTGACGACTTCCGTAGGGCAGCACTTGAAGAGATGATTGCCCACGACCAGGCGCTTGAGACATTCCCATTTTTGAGCGCCCAGATCTTGAATAGGTGGAGACGCGACGGCAAAGTCCGCTTCTTCAAAGGAAAAGAGGGCAAGATCATCTATCCTCGTGAGGATCTGAATGACGCGCTCAATAAGGAATTGTCATGCGGAGAGACAGAGGACCTAAGGGCCTGTGGGAATACAAGGAGCAATGGATCGGCACCGAGCCCGGAAGAGCCGGCTTCTACCGATACTGGTACGATGACGGAAGCCGACGCGTTAAGAGAAAAGCTTTGGCTGCGCTCGATCTCGAGTCCGCAAAAGAAGAACTCATTGCCCTCCTCGGCGCCCCGCTCCCGTCGAGCCGAGACCAGCGAGAGGTCTTCCTCTTCGATGTCCTGAAGCACTATCAGGACAACTACGCAGAGCCGAAAGGATACAAGCAGATGGCGGCGGTCAGGCGAGCTTCAGCGCTCGTCTACGCCGCCTTCAGGTCGTTTATGGGTCCGCCCAAGGTCGCTGACCTCACACGGCTTAACCAGCGCCGCATATGGTCTCATATGGCCTCGGACGGTGGCTTGAGCGCAAAATCCATCATGACCTACATGATATCGGTCCGCGCCGCTGTAAACTATGCCGCCGTCCCGCAACTGATCAACGTTGCCGGAGAAGAGGTAGAGGTGCAAATGCTAGAAGCGCCAATCGCCATATTCTGCAATCAAGAGGAAATTGCGGAGCATATAGGTGGCGAGGTGTCTAAGCCCCGCGAATACATCCCAACATACCCAGAGCTTGGCAAATGGATCGACGCGATAGAGGGGGAAGACGATTTCCGATTCGTCATTATCATGCTGAACACCTGCGCTAGAAACGAAGCCATCTTCGACATGGATATATCGAAGCAAGCCAATTTCGAGTTTGGCACTCTGGATCTGAACCCGGCGGGCCGTCGCCAGACGAAGAAACGCAGGCCAATCATTCGGATGACGACAAACCTTCAGGCGTGGTTTCAGCATTGGGGAGATGACAAGCCGATCCGGCAATATCAGGACACGGTGGAAAAGCGCCTGAATGCGATGGGCAAGCGGGGGGATGAGATCGATGATGACGGCAATCGGGTTTGGACCGATTTGAAGATGCCTGAAATGACCTGCTACACGCTGCGGCACTTCATGGCGACGAATATGCGCCGGGCATCATTCCCCGTCTCCAAGGAGCAGCGGTCTAAATGGCTGGGGCATTCTGTGGGGGAAGGTTCAAAGACAACCGACTGGTACGAGAAATTCGACCCGGATTATCTCGAGGAGCCGATGCGGGCGACGGAGGAAATTATCGCCAAGCTCCAAAAGCACACGAAGCGCAAACTGTTTGCGCCTAAGACAAAGGCTTCAGGGAAAGTGCGGGTGATAGATGGCGGAAAGGCTTAA